CCAGCGCTAATGGTAATACCTTGATTTGAGCTTGTGTTTCCTACAACAAAAGTATTGGCGTTGGAGTTATAGCTGCCGGGCACAGAAGTCCCCAGACCTAGCCTGCCGGAGCTGTCGATGCGGAGACGTTCGGTTGAGCCGGTCAAGAAGCGAATGTTGCTACCAGCTTCGTCTATATAGAATCCATCGCCAGCTTGCGAGTCGCCGTTAAGTAGAGAAACTCCGCCGTTATCTGCCCAGGCGTACAGCCTTCTGTTAGTTGAGCCAAAGCTGAAGATGTCCGAGCTGGCCGTAATGTCAACACGGGCGCCAGTGCTTGTGTTAGATCCGATTTGTACATTCCCACTCGCATCAACAAACAACCGCCCAGTGCCATTAGTCGAGATGGCTAATTGATCTGCGCCGGGGGAATAAATACCAGTATTCGTGTCGCCACTAACGAATAGTCCGGGCGTTGCTGCGCTGCCAGCAATAATCCCAAGCGCACCGGTCATGGTGTCGCCGTTCACGTCTACAAACGTGCCGGTCTCACTGCGCCAGCTGCTGCCATCCCACACCTTGAACACATAGGTGCCGCCGGTCGTATCCAGCCACTGCTCACCTACGGTGTTGCCGGTCTGACCGCCAGATGCAGGACTAGCGTTTGGTGCCGTAGTGCCGACGTGGACCGGACCAACCTTGATCAGCGCACCAGCTGAATCCTTGAAGAACAGTCCGGGGCTTGCCGTATTGGTATTGATGGCAAGCTGCCCATCGCTCATGCCAGCAGGCAGAGGACGCTTGCTTGCAGTGCTACTACGCAGGTGCTGGAGAGCCATTCCTTAACGCCTAAAAGGCCGGAAATTACCTATCCAGCCTAACGGCGTCAGTATGTTCCGTCGCTGTAGTTCAAGTTGCCCGCGCCAATCGCCACGGTGCTATCAAACGTGGCAACGCCAGTTACATCGAGTGTTCCAGGAATGTCGATGTTGCTAGTCCATTCCACATCAGTACCGCCGGATGCGGTCTGCAGCAGTTGGCGAGCAGTGCCATTTGCCAGCTTGCTGACGGCAATCTCTGCGCTAGCCGAAATATCGGCGTTGACGATGCTGGCATTGCCAGAAACCAAAACCGTGCCAGTTTGATCGGGCAGCGTAATCGTGTGATCAGAGGTTGGATCAGCAGCAATCAGCGTTGTTTCGTAGTCGTCGGCAGTGCTGCCTTCAAATACAAGGCTTGCATTATCCAGCGTCAAATTGCCGGTCATCGTGTCGCCAGCTTTAGCGACCTTTTCTGTGTCCAGCTCTTGAATTGCTAGCTGAACATTGGTGGCAATAATGTTTCCGGCAGGCGAAAAACTGACATTCGTTGCAATCTGGCTGCCAATAGCGCTTGAAACGTCGATTAAATCCCAACTATTGCCGTTGGACAAAATCATGTCCGGTGGTGCCAATGCCTCGGCAGGTGCGTTGCCAGTACCAGTGCCGGAATCAGAAACAACCAAGTAATACTGATTATTGGTACTGGAGGCAGCAGGCAAGGCAGCGCCTACCGACAAGCCAACGGCGGAACCCGCGTTAGTAACTGAGGCGACTTGGTTGACGCTGGCGTCGTAAGTACCGGCGTAAATAAGTTCGCCGGAAATAATGGTAACTGGCAGCCACGCCGAACCAGACTAGATATAAAGGTCTTGGTGAATCTCGTCGTAAAAATATTGCCCCTTGAATGATGCTGTCGGAAAGGTAACAACTCCGCCTGTATCTACAGAACCACCAAACAAAACCGTGGATTGATCGGCAAGTTTGGCCGCAGTGATCGCATCAGGGGCAATTAAAGCGGAGCCAAAAGTGCCTGTCGTAATCTTGCTGGCATCAAGCGAAGGAATATCACTAGCGGCAAGATTTGTAGATGCAGTAATTAAACCACTACTGTTAAACGTTACCTTTGTTGCTGTTGCTCCAGTAACGGTATTCGAGATGCTTAATATGCCGCCGGCATCCGCAGAAAGACCTGTGCCAACAGAAATAGAACCGCGAACGCCTACTGCCGCGATGGGCAAATTAGTCGAAGTCAGCAGTGGAATATCTGTGGCAGTTAAAGCACGGAAGCTAGGTACAGCACTGGCACCGGAAGCCGGACCAGCGAGGACCGTATTGGCGGATTGAGGCAGAAATTCACTGCCGTCTAAATCGTTTGCGAGTTTGGCGGCAGCAATCGTGCCATCGAGGATTTTGACGTTCGTTACTGCGTCAGACGCCAGTGCGGTTGCATCTACAGCACCAGCTGCAATCTTTGCGGAGGTAACGGCGTCGTCGAGGATCTTTGCCGTGGTGACTGCATCAGCGGCAAGCTCAGAAGCGCCAACACTGCCATCTGCGATTTCAGATGCACCAACTGCACCAGCTGCAATCTTGGCAGCAGTTACAGCATCATCAGCAATCTTGGCTGTTGTAACGGCAAGATCTTGGATGGCAGCCGTATCTACTGCTCCATCTGCTAATTCACTGCTACCAATCGCATCGGCGGCAATTTCAGAAGCAGTGATGGTGTTAGCAGCGATCTTGACTGCTGTAACAGCGCCATCGGCAAGCTTTGCTGTCGTTACAGAGCCATCGGCAATTTCAGTGGTTCCAACTGCGCCAGTGTCGATTTGGGTGGCAGTCACCGACGCTGCCGTCAGTTTTGCGCCTGGGATAGTCCCGTCGCTTACAGAGCCAATGCCGGCGCTAACTACGTCGGCGATCGTAATTTTTTTGGTTTCGGACGTGCTGACATCAGCCACCGGAAGCACATCCACAGTGGGCTGCGCATCCACCGCCAGCAGTGGATTGAGCTGCGTAATGGTTGAGTCAGCCACTGCCCAAAAGACCTACATTTACAGGCAGTCTAAGCCGGCACCTCCAAGAGGATGCCAAAACCTGACTCCTGAAGAACCAAGTCGTTAGGCGCCTGCTCTTGGAGCAGGTAATTTGCCGGGTAATCAAACAGAAGCTGAATTGGTCCTGTCGTGACAAACGTGATGCGGCTATAAATCGGCTCGTCAGCTGTCAGCTCAGTTGCTACAGAAGTTATGACGCATTCAGCTGTATAAAACAGCTCCTTACCTCTTTCAGTGCTGTCGATTAAGGTATTTACCGGAACGGATCCGGTGCGCTTCATCAAAAATACACCAGTAAAAGCCGCCCCAATCTCTTGCCGCAAAGCTAACTTTTGCAAGTAAATTGACGATTCTTCTTGACCTGTGTAATCGGGGCCGCCACCGCGCCAGGTTGTATCAAAAAAGCAATCAATTTGACCGCTTCCTGATACCAAAGTCGCCATCTGTTGCCTAAAACTATCCCCAAGGCTGGTAAAGTCGGCAACCTCGCGGTCGGTGTTTAACATCCAGCTAACGGTCTGCGCCAAGTATTGATTATCAGATCTAACCAGCTCATAACTGACGCGGTAACTTGACGCAGGCACTTCTAGAGCGATTGCGTCTGCAACGTTGTTGTTAACTGCCTTTTGCCAAGTAGAGAACAGTCGTATGCCGCCAACCGTGTCTGTGTTGACGTACCATTGACCGTCACTTTGTTGGGTGTTATCTGCCCAGCCAGCAGCGGAAATAAAATCAAGGACACTAGCTACAGGATTGCCCTGCTCATCAATCCGCCTAATCCAAATGCGGTCACCAGTTACAAGTGTGGTGCGCTGATCACGAAAGAAAAACCGCTTTGCGCCAGTATTGATGTCAGCTGGATCAATATGCGTGTAAATGCGCTCTGAATTTGGTCGCCCAATGCGGATGCCGCCTGCTTCGCCGATCCAGATAGCCATTAGCCCAAGTTAGCGGTGGTAAGAGCGCCGCAGACAGTAAAGGTGATATTGGCTTGGATGATCTCGCCTGTCGAAGCACTGACTTCAACTGAATTCAGGGCGCACTTAAATTTGACGGCACGGTTAGTGCTGCCGCCAGAAAAACGTAGCTCCAAAATATGCGTTGGCTCTGTCGGTGTTTGCGTAGTTCGCACCACGTCCGTCAACAGTCCGCTGCCGTCGATCAGATTCGAGGCATTTTCGTAGTAAAAAATGGTGGCACTGCCGTTGAAGGACTGGACGCCGTAGACGTAGTTGCGGGCAAAATCGCCAAGGCTGGTGGTCTCCAGCACGTCGGCATTAGCCGAAAAACTCCAGCTGCTGACGCGGGCGACCCTTACGTCGTCAACGTACAAGGCACCATCAATACCGGTGTACTGCTTAGCCATGAACGTTTCGTGCTGCCGGCTTTAGTTCCATCGTAGCTGCAGCTTAGATCTTGACTGCTACCAAAGAAACGGAGGCATTGCCGATACCCGGCGCGGTCCATTCAACTGTCGGCGGTCCGGTGTATCGCCACTCAAAACCGCTAGGCGTCACACCCGCATAATTGGTCATCCCCGCAAAAAGCTCTGCGGGTAGTGCAAACGTTTCGTAAGTGCCTTTTGCTGTGGCGTAGTGACTGGTAATCTGCAAAAACACAGTTTCGGTCAAATTCTGAAAGCCAAGCGACAGCGTGGCTCCAATCGGGTTTGGTCCCAGCAATACACGGGATTCATAGCCCGAAAGCGCCGTGAACGATTGAACGGGTTGGCTACCTGGCGTCCATGACCGAGACGAGGGCTTGATACTGGGAAATGACGTGACAGCCATAATCAGATACCGGTGAGCATGTCCAAAGCCACTTGGCTGACGTTGGAAGCGTTTGTCGGGAAGTGAGTTGCCTCCACCCTAAATACGCCGTCAGCGCCTTCCGTTACTGTATCGACCTGATAAAAAATCGTCTTGTTTTCGCCAGTGGCAACACTTGAGCTGTAGTCCCAAGCAACGCTGATGACATCGGTTGGTATTAAGTTGCCAATTAGTTCTGTTGTCTGGAAGGAAATTGTGTGCGTTATCAACTTCCGACTGGCAAGAATGTACCTTCCGACCAAAGTGGCATGGGTTTCTGTTGTGCAGAATTCTTCCATGTCGTACTGCTCAAACGGTCCGTCTATTGCTGTGCCTGCGTAACGCACTTCATTCGTTTTGGGTGTGCCGTACACCGATTCTGTTTGTGAGCGCCAAGTCATAAGGGCGCAGAACGGCTTGCGTTGATTGACGTCGATATAGTTCTTTTGGTACGTGCCAGCGACAATGTTGGAATCGCTGAAGACATAGGTGGGCGTGATTGCTTCAGTGCTGATATTGAAAGAACCATCAAGAGGTAGCACGGGCTTAAGCGCAAATTTGCCGTTAATTTGCACAAACCGCAGCAGGAACAACGGTGCAACGCGGGTCAGGTAATCGCGCAAATTGACGCTGTTTGCAAGTACCCCGTTAAAAAACAGCTCATAATTTGAATTAAATTCCTCGGCACCCTGGAATGAAGGTAGATCAATTAGTTGAGTCGATACTTTATTGGCATTTTTGAGTAGGTAATAAGCAAGATCCGGGAAACTGCAACTGCTGCCATTACCACCAAGCACGCGGTCTACCTGAACGCCGTTGCGGACAAAACATCGCACTTGCTGCTTGTAGATGCCCGTTTCAGCTTCAAGTGCGTAACGGCCTTTGACGGCAAGGGTGCTCATACCAGCGAACGAACCGCCGGAGCCAGCGAATAATGGCAGACTTGAGACTGCGCCCGGCACAAAAGGTGTTGTTACTGTTGTTGTAACGCGATAATCGTAGTAGAGACGGAAAAACCTCATGTATGCAGTGCTAGGCCAATAGCCTGAGTAAAAAGCATTGATGGCTTGGATTTGCAACGTGACAGGAGTGGAAAATGTGCCCTTGTATGAAAAATCTGTAGTCAATGGACCTGTTGTACCTTCCTCAGCTATGACGGTTCCGTTTGATATCAATTTCCACTGAGAAAAATAGACCGTCGGGAAATTGCCCCCGGCATCCTCTGAGACTTGAACGTAAAAGTCAATCGACCTACAATTTTCGATTGTATATGTATAGGAATTTCCAGTAAACGCAAAACTTACTCTGTCCCCTATATACTGCAGATCTTCGGTCGTTGTTGTTGAAGTGGCTGGCGTATCCTCGCCAACTGATGACAACGTGTAATTATAATCAGTGGTCGGCAGACTACCGTAAGCATTAGTAATACCGTATTCCGAAAGGGTATTAACTTTGATCGGACCTTTCCACACATCGCCCGCAGCGATTGACGGAATCTGCCCATCACTAATTACCAAGCCGAACGCAAAATAATCTCCCGTATTAGCGTTTTCTTCGACGCCGTATCTTGCGGCAGGAGGTGTAACCCACGCTCCACCAACACCCCCGGTCTGCCTACAAAACACCAGCGGAATCGAGTTGCCCGTTGCCACAATGCGCTGTTGTGCGGTAGCACCTTGCTCGACCGTCAGCAGTGCAGCCAGCTCATCCTTACGGAGGTTGGTCGTGATTGGAGCCGATGCGCTTTGCGGCGCGATGTAATTCGGGTTGCTGGTCATATCTTGGGCGGCTCTCCAATCAGCGTAGTTGTAAACTTGCGCGGGGGTGCCTGGGCTTCTACGGGATTAAGGCTAGACCCAACTTGGATGCTGATTGACGTTTCGTTTTGACTGGCGCTAATCAGCTCACCGATGTAGCTGGCGAACAGGGTTTTTGCTGTGGGCGGAGCGCCGCTAGCGGTTGGCGTAAATTGATAAAAAGACAGCTCCACGAAATATCCATTGGCTAATCCTGCCTCAACAAGATCAATGATTGTTGCACTGGTGGCAAAATCAACGTTAAGGCTTTCTTGACCGCCAGTTGCGTTTGAAACAATAGCGCTTACGTTGAACGGATAAAAAGAATGGCTATCAACAATTTGATCAGGCCAATAGCTTTGGTATCGCGCAACAACCGTTGAATAATTCGATTGGCGAAAGGCTAAAAAACTGGCAATACCTATCGTCATCGTGCCACCCCGACTGATCTACGGACAGATGGGTTGTTCTGCAGCTGGCTAAGGGCAAGGTTGGCGCCTTGTTGCGCTGCCGATGATGTTGCTCGCTGCAGGTCGTTCATGGTGACGTAGTTGGTGCCATCCATCTGAGTCACAGGTCCGGTGGTGATATTGACCTGCGGCGTTCCCATCCCAGCACCAGCGCCGACTCCGTATTTTGCCATTCCACCAAAAGTGGCTTCTTGATAAGCCTGCGTTCCTCTGACCCAATCCGGCGGAATGGTGCTGTAAGAAATACCCAGCTTTTTAAGTTCTTCCACGTCACGATAATACTGCTGAGCACGCTTTTCTCTTGTGTATTCTCCTTCGACCTTTAAACCTGCTATCCCAGCCGCGAAAAACTTTTGTAGTGGATCTCCAAGACCGCGCATTACACCTGCACGCGCTTGCTTGATTTTTTCCTGCAACGCAATGTTGCTGGTTGATGTCATTTGTACGCCACCGCGTGCCTGTGATTGAGCTACTGCCGCTGCTGCCGTTGCTGTTTTTTCAGCTGCTACAGCTGCCCGCTCCATGTTGCTGGCAAATGTGCCGGATGAACCTGATGCAACCTGTGTAGCCTTGGCAACGATGTTTTGCTGATACGCAGCCTTGGCGGCTTCTACGCTTCCATCACGCACAGCCTTGGCAGCGCGCTCTTGTTGTGTTGCAACTTCAGCAACCGTACCAGCCTGGATATCCGCTAGCTCCGCAGCTTCTTTAACAGCGCTCAACGCCTTGTAATGCTCTTCGTTGGCCTTGCCTTGCGCAGAAGCAAGATGAACAATCGCCTCAACCTCTTTAACTTTTTGTTGTGCAGCCAACAACGCCAAATCAGCCTTTTCGACTTCAGCCGCAATTTGCGCTGTAGTGGCTGCATATTCCAGCTCTGCTTGCTTAACAGTTAAGTCGTAAATTTCTTTGGCAGCCTTGACTCTTTGCGCTTGATTTTGAGCATTATCGAGCTGTCTTTGTGCCTGTTCAAGCAGCACATCGTTGATCTGCTTTTCAGCTTGATAATATGCGGCAGTGATTGCCTGCTGTTGTGATGCGATTGCATCTAATGCTTTTGCATCAGCATCCGCCGCCTGGGTAGCTTCCTTGATGGCTTCGGCAACTTTTTTGTGTTCTTCTTTTAGCTTCTCTGCACTAGCTACTGCATCCTCTGTTTCCGCTGTCAAATTAACAGCATTGGCAACAGCATCTTTTTGAGCCTCTCCTGCTTCTTGTTGCTTTTGCTTAAATTCACCAACCTTGTCATTGGTTAAGCCGAGGTGGTTAGCTAGCCTGCCAACTTGATCTGCGATGAATTGGAATACAGGATTTTGCGATAACGCCTTGAAAGCATCAATTACGAAAGCTATCGCTTGTGAAAAATTGCTAATTACGCCAATCGCAACCTCTAAACCTTGGATCACAACGTTCTGTATTGCTACGCGAATGATGTCAAAATCAATGCCTTCAAATGCACGCTTGAGCGCATCGATTACCGGCTGAACTGCCTGAACAACCTTGGGTAACACTTCACTGCCAAGGTAACTCCACCAATCCGATAATGTTTGAACGCCTTGCGACAACAAATTTAAACCAGCGGTCAAAACTGGGTCTAATGCTTTGCCAAGAATTTCAAAGGCATCATTAGTGACTTCAGCCAGGGTATCCATTGCGCCAGCGAAGCCAGCACTACCTGCTGCTGCAGCAGCGCCACCATATTGCGCTTTAAGCTCACCCAAAATCAAAGCTTGTGCGCCAGCCGCATTACCAGCATCAACCATTGATTTAATGGTTTCTTTTTGGCTCTCGCTAAATTGAATGCCTGAACGTGATAATGCTGTCAATCCAGCAACGGGATCCTGCAATGCTTTCGCAAGCTGCAGCAATGAACTATTAACGTCGGTGCCCATTACCTGAGCAACATCACCCGCAGTATTGATGACGTCTTGATAGCTGCTAACAGCAATATCACGGAAAGACGTCAGCATTTGAGCGCCCTCCATGAAATCTTCCTCGCTGAAAAGCGTTACCTTGCCAAACTCATCAGCCATTTGCTGAAGTCCAGCGGTAACATCTTCAACATTGGCAACCAGTCCGGTCAATCCATTGCTTAGCACCGCAATATCGGTTTGCCTTTCTTGAAAGACGTTCATCGCCTTTCCAACAGCACTCAATGCGGTTGTGATTCCTAGGATCGGACCTAGTGCCGCGCCAAGTGCCGCGCCAAAACCCTGCGCGCCTTTAGTGGCTGTTGCTAAAGCTGTTTGTGCGCCACCGGTTGCTGTCTTGACGCGGTTAAGCTGCGCAATCGCGTTGGCGGCATCGACGTTAATCGCAACGTTTGCTACGACTGACATGATCCGCCAACTGCTTCCCTACATTCTACGGCGACTAGCCTTTTTGCTTGCCTCTTCCGTCTCTTCGTATTCCACTTGGTACATCAGCCCCCAAAGCTGCAGTTCCTCATAGGTGAGGCGTTCTGACAGCTCTAGGAGCGTATACCCTAAATCCCTGGCTAGACGCATCATCAGCCGTAGCAGATGATCTTGTTTAACCAGCTTGATCAGTTTTTTGCGTCTACCTCTTCGGTGTCGTATTTGTCGGTAATGACGGCGAGCATCAGGTTTTGCAGGTCGGAATCCCTGACTTCGTTTTTAAGCTCAGCGATTTCACCAGCACGGAACAACGGGCGACCGTTTTCGTCTAACGCCTTTGACACCAAAAGCTGCAATGCAAAAGCGGTTGCTTCATCCGTGCCGGCATCCTTTTGCGCCCGCTCACGCTCAGCCATCGTCAACGGCTTGCAGTAAAACTCAAACACGTCACCATCGCTCAGCTCAACCTGCTTTTTGATCGGGGTGAGATTGGCTGCTTTCTTAAGGCGATCAAGAGCACGCAAAGAGGAATTGGCAGGCGCCATAAAAAATGCCTAGGTAGTTGATACTTTAGGCATAAAAAAGCCCCCGGTGCAACCCAGGGGCCAGTTTGAACATCCAGCAGCAGCCTATCAGGCCGAGGTGCTGAAGTCGAAGGTAGGCACGCCAGCGGGGCGGAAGGTGATTTCCACTTGCTGAGCATCGTCAGGGTTGATATTCATGCTGGCGGTAAGCAGCACGGCATCCATGGCGATGGAACGGCTCAGGGCTTCAGAGCTTTGCTTGTCGGTGTAGAGCTTGAAGGCACAACCAACTTGCTGGCGCTGCAGCACATCTTCCACCATCCGGTTGGAAAGGGCGGAATCTTCATTGGTCACGTAGACCGTTGCAGAACCGGAGCCATCAGCGAAGCCAGGGATGTAGGCGCGGAAAGGCGCGTACTGGCCAGCGGTTTGACCGATGACTGTAACGTCAATTTCCGAACGTGAAATTTCAAAGCTCCAGCTTTGCACTTGGCCGACAGCGGCATAATCCGCGTAAGCCACTTGGAATTCGTTTGGAGCAGCAGCAGTGCCATCATCGGTGATGGTGATGGTTGCGCCACCAGCAGAGGCAGACACCTGCAGCACACCAGTGGAAGCCGTGTAGGCAATCACGTAATAGGTGGTTGCAGCCGAAATACCAGCGGGCAGGGTGCCAGTGCCAGCACCACCGGTTTGACTGTTGATAACGCTGAACACCACAGGATCGCCAACCTTGAAATTCAGGTAAGGCTCAACCGTGATTTCGTCGCTACCAACATTGACGCCAGATTCACCGAATGTACCGGTGGTTCCAGCGGGCTTGTAGTAAAGGGCGCCGGACGTACCGGACAGAACAGTGACAGCCATTGTTATGAACGGTAGTGGCTGTATGAATTCTAGCTTTGCTCGTATGCCTCAAAAGTTATGGTCACTTGCGTTTGGCAAAACCCTTCCGGTGCAGCGGGTTCGATTGAACGCGGACCATTTGCAGGGTCAAATTTTATATTTTCAAGCTGCAAACGTGAGAACAAGTCAATGCAGCGCTGAGCGATTGTCAAACCTGCACCAGGGCCTTCACCAAGCGGGTTGAAGATATTGAAAACAAGAGTGCCATTACGGCGATCAAAACCATCACCAGTGCCACGCGCTGACGTGGTTTGAATGGTCATGTAAGCAGAATCGCCCCAAATGATGCTGGCTTGAATCCAGCTTGCGTTATTGGGCGGCGTGAATGGAACGTTTTGGTAAGCGACCTGCAGGACAGGAGCAGTGGCAAATTCAGTTGCAATGCGGCCTTCAATATCGGCGCGGATGGTGTTTAGGCTCATGATTGACGATTAATGCGTGCCGCTTCTGCATCAACATAAGTCTGTACGTTCTTTTCCACCATGTCTAAATAAGGCTGAGCGTCTTGGCGAGTGCGATACTCCCCACCCCAAGATGGCGGGAGATTGGTGCCTTTGACGACGGGTTCGGCGTAGGCCAGATTGCTAAACACGCGCCCTGTCAGATTTGGGCGGTCAATTTCCTTTTGCCACGATAACCGCAAACGCCCAGTATCAACAGGCGTCTTTTCTTTTAGCTGCCCGTCCGCATACAGCGTCGCCGCAACCACAAGCTTTTCAAGGTTGCCCCTTGCGTAATCAGCGATCTGATCAATCCTGATTTGACGTGCCACGTCATTCCCTCAGGAACATTTCAAACACGATAGCCGTATTATCTTGCTCGATCCTGTTGACGCGGATGCACTGCAAAATCCGACCCGATACTGTCACTTGATCGGATACGGCAGGCTCAAAGATCAGATCGGCCGCGGCAATCGTCAGCTTTTTGTCACTGCTGCGAATCAAATCATTGACTTCGCTCTGCGTCACATCCTCAAGCACGCCCTTGATCACCGTTTCAGCCACGGAAGGCGTAGCAGTACCCGTTGTCGGGTTATAGGCGCCAGTGGTCACGCGACGAATCGTGATCGACCCGCCAAACTTGGTGATTAGCTTGCTTGCCGTCTTACGCAGTGAAGTCGCTAATGCCATCAGATCTTGTAGGCAATACAAGCCCCATTTTGGAGCTGAATGCTGGTGAAGTAACCAGTCAGGTGTGCGCCCTGATCAACCGATGCGCCAGCAAAGCTGTTGTCGGTGATGTTGGTTGACACGATGCTTTGCACCGTGGTGTTTTCGTAAAAATCGATGTGGCGAAACTTGCCAGTGTGAACCGCAGTGTCGTGAATGACTTCTGCGCCAATGGCGTAATTGATGTCAGAGGTGCCGCCGTGTGACTTAGCCATGATCAGAGCTTGTAAGCGATGACAGAACCACCCGCGTTAAGGGTGAAGGCAGTAAATACACCCTGCAGTTCAAAGCCGGCGGGGAAGCTTTCGCCAACCAAGCTGTTGCCGGTGTAGTTCTGCGCCGTGATTGCAGCAAATGACGTGTTGTTTTTGACAATCACAATCGTGTTCCAGCGCCCTGTTTGAGCGTCAGTGCTGGTCACGAAATCACCGCCAATGCTGTAGGCAGGATCAATGCCGTTATGTCTGCCCATAATCAGCTCCGCTTAATGGCAAAGTTCCCCGGTCCACTGATTCTAAGCCCGGTCAAATAACGTTCAAAGATCGGCGGCACACGATCAGCACCGGTCGCCATGCTGCTGGCACCAGCAGTTTCAACGTTGAGGCTACCGATCTGAACGCGCTTGTAATCCTCAAGACCGCTCAGGCCAAGACCATCCTTGTTGTTGTTCAGATAAACGGCCAGCACTGCCTGGGCCTGCTTGACCTGATCGGGAATCTCAGTGTCGGTGAAATAGTCGGTGGTTACGCGAAACGGGAAGCCGACTGCGTAAGTATTGATATAAGTGTCGGGCTTGCGGACGCCTGTACGCGGCCATTGCAGCGCTTGAGTATCCGTAGCCCGCGCACCTAAAAAGCGTTCACGATCAAGTCGCTGCGTGGCGGAATACAACGCACGGTTCTTTTGATCGGTGGTAGCCGACGCCCAAGCCGTTACGTCGTCGTTTTCAACCATGCCGTCAATCAACGCCTGCGCTGCAGCAAGCGTCAAATAACTATTGGCATTGGCACCGCCAACGGTGGCGTCAATCGTGATCGCCATCTACAAGCTC